GACTTTACGGATATACCCGAACAGTTCAGACATTACATAACAGTTAAAGCAGCTCGTATCTTTGCTAATCGATTCTTAGGCAGTAGGGAGATAGAAGGCTTTGCTTTGAGAGATGAGATAGAAGCTAAAGCACGTGCGATAGACAGCGACTCCGAGAATGCTGATCGTACTATATTTGATGACTACAGCGTACTTAGAGTATTAGACAGATAAGAGATGCCTCTGTTAGTAAACAGTGTACCGAATCTCGCACAGGGCGTATCACAGCAGCCTGACAATCTCAGGTACCCCGGTCAGTGTGACGAACAAATAAATGCTTGGGCTACTGTTGTTGAGGGTTTGGTTAAAAGACCACCCACTACATACACAAAGAAGATAGGAGCTACTGATCCCGGTGCTAACTTATTCACACACTTCGTAAAGAGAGATGAGACGAATAAGTACTGTGTAACAGTATCGTTGGGTAACAGCGTATCGATTGGACAAGTAGGTGTTATTGATCTTGAGACGGGTAACAATGTATCGGTATCTGTAACTTCTATAGCTACTAGTTATCTCAGTGGTATCAGTAATCCGTTAGCAGACTTACGAGCGTTGACAGTAGCTGACTATACGTTCCTTGTTAATAAGAAGAAGAAGGTAGCTAAAGATGTTTCAGCTTACAGTAAAAACCCTGATAAAGATGCACTTATTGTTGTTAAGTTAGGAGATTATCAAAAAGCATACAGCGTGTATATAGATGATGTAATGGTTCCGTTAGCTCCGTCTTTACCGGGACACTCTGCAACATCAAGTTCTCACCACGATTATAATCATGTAGGACACGGTGCTCAAGCTGCTACTTATATTAGCGGACCCGCAGACGCATCTCCTAAAGGTTTACATGCGGACACGGAGTTTATAGCTCGTGATTTAGCAGCATCTATAAGCGAGGTTTATTCAACATCAAGAAGCGGTATTACAGATATTCAGTTTACAGGGACAGGCAGCGGTTGGTTGCAGAATATGAAATACTTACATGATCATGGTGGGTTTTCAAAGTGGCCTAAAGATGTAACTAACGAACCTACCAAACTTTCATTTGTAGTAAGTCAAAGGGTTGGTAGTATAACAAATAGAACAGCTAAAGGATTCTGTGAAGTAATAGGTGGAGAGATACAAGAGTTTATTTTAACACATCAAGGCGAAAACTACGATACGGATACAACTACTTACCCGCTTTCGTTTACTTTAAGCCAAAACGTATATGCTCAAGGACGATGGCAAGTTGCTTACGGTAATACTCCCACGAGTCCCAGTAGTATAACAGGTACAGTAGGTACGATAGAACCTATAATTACCGAAGTTGAAGGCAGTGTTATACGACTTCGCAAGACCATAAATGTTTCTAACGGAGGTAATTATTATTTATTGAAAGAAGAGCATGAATCATCTAGTTACAGCGAGCCGGGCGTAGGACAAGCTTGGGATGATTTTTGGGAGGAAACTAGCAGTACTGCCGGATCAACGGCTTGGTCTAGTGGTGTTACTTATAGCAAGGGAACTGACTTTGATTTAAGAACAACTGATGGTTTATCAAATGAGGCTTTGGGGGCTGTTTATAAAGAAGTATCTAGTATTACAGATTTGCCTAAACAGTGCTTTAATAACTTTACTGTTAAAATAAAAGGTGATGCGGATATAGACCAAGATGATTATTATGTTAAGTTTACTACTGATAATAAAATAAGATTCGGTAAAGGAAGTTGGGTAGAAACTGTAGGTTGGCAGCAAGATGAAAGCGAAGTTGGTTTGTATAAAGGTATACAGACTAATCTTGATGCAACCACCATGCCTGTCACTCTTGTGCCTGTTATTAGCTTAGGGAATGTAACTTCATTTAAACTACAAACACCGCAAGAGGACGAAGATGTAGAAGCTCCTAATGAAAAAGGCTGGAGGAGTAGACAAGCAGGAGATGACAACACCAACCCATTCCCATCCTTCGTAGGCAGCACCATCAACGATGTATTCTTCTTTAAGAACCGTTTAGGATTCCTCACAGATAGCAATGTTATCTTTAGTGAAGCAGATGAATACTTTAACTTCTTCCGTACTACCACACAACAGCTACTGGACAGTGCACCGATAGACGTCGGATTAAGCCACACAAAGGTAGCTGTTCTTCAACACGCTATACCGTTCCAAGAGAAGCTGATGTTATTCAGTAAGCAGTCACAGTTTGTATTACGTGGAGCTGACATATTAAGTCCTAAGACTGTAGCTATATCTCCTGTAACTGAATACGATATATCAGACAGTGTACAACCCGTAGCTCTAGGTAATTATATATACTTCTCTTTTAAACGTAATGACTTTGAAGGGATGTACGAATACTTCGTTGATAACAATACAGAGACGTTTAACTCAGAAGAGATCACTCAACAAATACCTAAGTACATAACTTCAAACGTACAAAAGATAGCGGGTTCACAAGCTGAGAATACTATTGTTCTTAATACATCGGAAGACCCTAAGACTTTGTTTGTATATAAATACTTCTGGAGTAATAAAGAGAAGATACAAAGTGCGTGGATGAAGTTTACTTTTAATAGAGACGTTCGAGGCTTTGACTTTATCGACAGTAACTTGCATTTATTAACATCTGATACAGAAGGTTTACACCTCGAACAGTTGACGTTGGAAGATGGATTGAAAGATACCGACCTTGATTATACTTTGTATTTAGATAGTCGAGTGGATGGAGCTGCTGAGGATATAGTAGTATCGTTATACAACCCAGCTACTAAAGTTACTCGTGTGTCTGGCATACCGTACAACTTAAGCATTAATACAGACGCTACGATCTACACGAAGTTAGGTAATGAGCGAGCTATCACTATTGTAGATTCTAGCACAGTAGATGTTAGTGGTCCTTTAGCTAGTTATGTAACATACGACGGTACTATCTATAAGTGTGATACAACGCATACATCCACAGCTTCTGACACTCCTGATACAAGTGATAATTGGAGTACGACATCAGAGGTATCTACAGCTGTTGCTTGGTCTGCTGGTAGGTTCTACAATAACGATCAATACTTCTTCGTAGGTAAGCCGTACAATATGTTGTACAGGTTCTCCGACCAGACATTAAAGCAACCTACAGAGCGTGGTGGTAGATCGTCCAGTGATTACGCTTATCAAACGATTCGTAACGGTAGTATAAACTATGCAGACACTGGTCACTTTACTGTTGAAGTAACTCCTAAGTTTAGAGATAAGTACAGCTACGCATTTAATCCTGACATCGTTGGGGCTAACTTAACACTTAATGCTTTCACCCCGCAGAATGGACACTTTAGATTTCCTGTACAAGCACAACCAGAAGAAGCTACGATTGAAGTGAAGAGTGCAAGTGCGTTACCAGTTAAGTTATTAGGGGCAGAGTTTGAATCGATGTTCATACCTAGAAGTAGACGTTATGGAGCTTAGGATAGAAGAAGCACAGCCTGATATGGATGCTGTTGATCTGTACGAAGACCTACGGGAGGACGATATGTTAGAGATACTAGGACTTATGAACCATCCACGAGATGCTGTTATTATGTCTTACGCTACATCTAGCAAATGTTACAGTGTACGGGATGACTTGAATAACTTGTATTGCTCATTTGGTGTGGCTCAGATAAACGGTACGAATATCGGAAGTGCTTGGTTATTAGGTACTAGAAGATTACCAAGTATTAAAAAGTTCTTCATTAAACACTCAGCAGAACGTATGGAAGAATTATTAGATGGCTTTGATTATCTAACTAACTTTGTTATGAAGAGTAACAAGCTGAGTATTAAATGGTTAGAGTGGCTAGGTGCTGAGTTTAACGATTGTCAGTTCGACGGGTATCTGTCATTTATATTAGAGAGGAAGTAATTGTTATGTGTTTTCCAGCAATAGGTGCGGCAGTAGTAGGTGCGACAGCGGCTAAGTCCATGTCGGCAGTTGCTTTAGGAATGGTTGGAGCGTCTACGGTAGCTAGTATAGCCTCTCCTTTAGTATCTTATGCGGGACAGAGGC